CAAACCGGCTTTTGCAATTTTACTATAAAACTCATTTTTTTGTTCATTTTAACGCCTCATATTTGAAATATCTACCGCATCTTGATTGTTGAATACAGGAACAGCATTGGATTTGTGTAAAGTTGCAATTCCCAACATTTTATCGCCAGTATAAATCTTAGCTGGTGACTTTGTTGCTACTCCAGCACCACTATTCAATGATGGAATGTGTCTAGTCTCACGGCCAGCAGGAACCGACAGTTTATATTGCAACGGCTCTTTTTTAGGGAAAACCACAGGTTTCTTAGGCTCATGGCTTTTTACCCATTCAGCATATTGTTCACGCTCAGCCTTAGGTTTTAACTTAGGCTTGGATTTTGGTATTCTAGCATATATCATAATATTTCCTTCAAACAATCACCATTATATAATACCGACTAAAAAATGGCAAGTAAAATGTTGTTTTTTTACGACATTCTTTTTTCTTTGCGTTTTCCTTGACCCATACTGTGAAAATCCGAATATTCTTCAGTAGGATAATTTTCGGTTTTTCTTACAACCTTATTTGCTTTACTGCGTTTCTTTTTTGCTCCAAAACTATAATCATCACCATAGTCATTTTTACGGAACTTAGCTACAAACTTCGACACCATCTCTCCTTAGGGTAATAATTGTGGAAATGCTTCTTTAACGAATTTATAATCTAGGCCTCTAACGCCTAGGTCTTTAGATAAAATACCGATGATAACTTCTGCTTCTCTTGGTTCAATTGATTCCAACATTTGTAAAAGTAATTGTTCACGCCTTTGTGGCGTTAAACTTTCTGCTGTTGTATTGCCTTCTTGAAACATATACATGCGTCTTAGTTGTGAAGGCAATCCATCAAATGTTAATCCCGGTAAAACATCATTTGGAATTTTATACGAGTCTGGTAACTCTGTAATTTTCCATTTATAACTCGGATTAAAAGCTAATTCTAAAACTTTAACAAGAGTTGGTGATAGATTTCTTTCTATCACATTCATTCTCTCTTTTTTATTCTTAGCTTCTTCAAATTCATCAAACACTTCATGTATAGTTTTCATTAAAATTCCTCAATTACGTCCATTANATTTTTTAGTTTATTAGCAATGAAATAATCCAGTATCTTTCCTTTAGAGGCAGGTACAGTTTCTTCATAACTATTTAGGATTTTGGTCTTGATATCGCCAGGTATTAATCTGAGGTCAATCAACACCTGATTACGAGAAAACCCTGTTCTAGCCGTATCATCAGGCCATTGTGTCCATTCTTCAACCATCATCTTATCCAATTTACCTTTGGTAACTGGTGTTTGTCTTAGGTCACGGACAAAACAATCCGATGGTGATAACACATTAGGGATTCCATCACCTTTATCACCTTTGATAATCTTCTCTTTTAATTCATCCAATGGTTTGGCTGAAACAAGGAATTTCTTCAAAGCAGGATTGTATTGTTTAATTGAGTGTGGATTATTAAACTCATTGTTGTACATTTGCAATTGTAGAAAGTCACCATCACTTGAAATAATCAGGACGTTTTCATTCTTAACTGCAATTGGTGCCAATACACCAATAATGTCATCCGCTTCAGCACCTTCAACATCCAATACTTTGTATGGGAAGTTTTCTTTTAGTTCAACCTTAAACTTGGCTAACATATCAAAGATAAAATGCCAATCTAAATCAGATTTCTCACGGGTTTTCTTACGACCAGCTTTGTAAAAAGGAAAGAACTCCTTACGCCAGTATTTACGGTTGTCAGAACACAATACAACCTCGCCGTAATCTTTACGGAAACTTCTTAGGTGGTTCCTAATGATGTTTAGGACCATGTGTCTAATCAAATCTTCCTCAAGCTTCTTACCTTTTTGGTTTGAAATTTGAGCCATCAGGCCAGACAATAGGACCTGATTCAAATCAACGAGTATCATAATAAACTTTCTAGTTTCAAAACTATATTATATCAGTTACCCTTGAGTTTGTCAACGAAATCTTCCAGGAAAACTTTTGAGGTTGTTGTTTTCCTTGCAACCACTCCGAAAAAATTAAGTGGTATTAATTCGGAAATATATTCCCTAGGTTCAGAAAATATAGCATCAAACGTATCCACATCCTCGGCAATTCCTTCATCACCAATTCTAAACAACACCACATGCCAAGCAGGACCCATAGGACTGCCTCCTATAGGTTCTCCTTTGTCTACAAAATTTCTGGCATGAACTTCTACCTTATTTTCGTCATCATCATGTGGCATAAAAAACATGGCATCAAAATCATCCATCTCTTTTAAAAACTCTAACATTCTAGTCCTTTAATATGTGATTTCCTAACACGGACCATAATCCAAGAATTGTAATAATTTTCACCAATTAATGCATCACGGCCAAATTGTTCTTTAGCTTCAAGATATCCACACTCACCCTTGGTTTTACAAAGATGTAGGATTTCTCGCTTAAACATTTCTTCTCCGTGTATTATAACATCATTTTTCAATTCTGTGTTGGATCCGTAGTAAGTTTGCCAATCACTAGAAACCTTGAATCTTTTTTTCTTGCCTTTAACCTGCTTTGTCTTGCTGGAATAAAAAAATTTCTTACCAATGTATTTTTTATCATTGGTAAGATTCGTTATACAGTAGACGAAGCCATAATTGTCGCCAATCATTTCCTCGGTAAAATCAGTATCATTATATAGCCAGTTTATTCCCATTCGTCCTCATCTTCAGAATCATCATCGTCCTCTATATAGTCTTCAGATAATTCTTGGATGGGTTCACCGCAAAATGGACATCTCTCTGGTAGTTCTTCTGATACTAATTCTTCCATGTAAGATACCTCATAAGTTGATTCACAGCTTTCACATTCGGCCATAATTGTTTTGTTTGTCATTTCGTTTCCTTAATTAGCCCAAACATCAGCCCAATCTCCTGATAAAGAACCTTTCGCATAGTCTGTGGCTCTGTTCTCAAAGAAGTTGGTGTGAGTAGGTGCGTTAATCATTTCCTCCACCCAAGGTAAAGGATTCCTTTTCACTTTGAAAACACCTTTGAGTCCCAAAGAAATCAATCGGCGGTCACAAATATAACGAATATACTTTTTAACATCATCAGATGATAAATTTTCCATTGGACCCATGTCAAAGGCCAAATCAATAAATTTATCTTCAAGTTCTACCATCTTCTCAGCAATTGTATATATCTTACCTTTTAGGTCATCATTCCAAATTTCACGATTTTCTTCAATATACGTTTTGAATAATTTAATCATGTTCTCTGTATGTTGCGTTTCGTCCACAATAGACCATGTAACAATCTGACCCATACCTTTCATCTTACCATGTCTTGGGAAATTCAATAACATAATAAAAGAGGAGAATAACTGCATCCCTTCAGTAAATGCACTGAACACGGCGATATGGGTTGCAGTATTCTCTTTAGTTGTATTTTGGTGAGAGATATTCATGACATAATCATGTTTCTCAGCCATTTCTTTGTATTGCATAAACTCATTATATAAAGTTTCTGGAAGACCAAGTGTCTCAATCAAATGTGAGTATGCAGCTACATGTAATGCTTCTCTTGCTGCAAAACCCAATAACATCATACGAATCTCAGGCTGAGGGAAGTAAGGAAGATAATTGTTAACGTAGCCACCGGCCACATCAATATCTCCTTGAGTGAAAAATCGGAAGATGTGTGTGAGGAATTTCTTTTCTTCATTCGTTAGTTTCTTTTTCCAATCTTTAACGTCTTCCATCATAGGAACTTCTGTGTGTAACCAATGTGACTGTTCATGTTTGAGCCACGCTTCATANGCCCATGGATAATTNAAAGGCTTNAAATAAGACCTTTCTTCCATCAAATTTAAATCTTTCTTTTTAATCATTCAACCATGCCTCTAGTTGTGCTTGTGGTAAAGCGCCAGATACTCTCTTAACTTCAGTATTTTCATCCAACATAATAAGAGTTGGTACAGAACGGATTCCATATTCTCTTGCTATATCAGACTTCTCATCAATATCAATAACTTCAATTGGTAAAGTTGTTTTAACATTTTGTAATGTCATAGCTAAACCTTTACAAGGTCCACACCATGTTGCTGTAAATCTAAGTACTCTTCTCATTTCTTTTCCTTTTTACTCATAGTCTTGTTTTAAATCTGGATCAATCAATTGGCCACGCATTAAATAGAATGAACTTTTACGATAGATAATAACATCATGAAATG